TGATAGGCTTTAGGTGGGTCAAGAAATGGCCTATCATTCCCTTCTGGTGTGGGGGTGTTTGGGTGGCACTGGGCATCCCCACATCACTCTATTTTTCGGAATATTCCGAATTAGGTAAATGCGTTGAAAAAATTAAAAAATTATTGTAATATAACAGAAGAACAGAAGTTCGATTCCCGCCCCGGATGAAAGGAATGGAAACAGGAATGGACAAAGAAAAGTACATAGAACTAATCAATCAACTTTTAGAAAAATGCAATGACATTGACACTCTTGATCTGATTTACAAGATAGCTGCAAGCACAGTTAATTGACAGTGTCATTCTTGGTTGCAAGGTTGCGTATAGAAAGAACAGCAGCCATGAATTCCGGGTCAGTCCGTAAAGCATCAACCACATCAAAAAATTCATTATCAGTTTTAAGTTTCACAACGATGTTCGCAATGGCATCGTTGTTTTTTTGTACCTGGGTTCTTGCCATGTCAACATCATAGCCCAAAAGCCAAGCTTCAGACACATCCAGAGCCATGCATATCAAATACAATCTATCAGCCTTTGGAACAGACCTGCCATTAAGGTAATAGGAAACGGCACCTTTGGGAATGCCTGTCTTTTCAACCAGATCCACAGCCTTCATGTTTCGGGCATCCAATGCCTTCTTCAATCTGACTTTGAATTCTTCTTTCATTAGTATCACCTCTTTTCTGATACCAATATATCACTTTGAATCGAACTAATCAAGAAAAATGTTCTAAAAAAACGAACTTTTTTCTTGACATTCAAAATTATTGTGATATAGTAATAATCGTAAGTTCGATAAATCGAACATATAGATGAAATTTGAAAGGGGGTGTCCATATATGGTGCTTTTTGATTTTAGCATGTTGACTGGACGAATAATCACCGTTTTTGGCAGCAGACAGGCGTTTGCTGAAGCGGTGGGCATTTCAAAGGGAACGCTGTCCATGAAGCTGAACAACCGTTCCAAGATCACGATGCCCGAAATTATGAAGTGGTCTGAGCTTCTTGGCATTGATCCCGCAGACATAGGACTATATTTTTTTACACCAAAAGTTCGATAATTCGAACCTAAAGAATGTCATCAGGACATGCAGTCACTTCATAGGCTAATAAATCACGGAAAGGAAGTGGTTTTTGTGAAGGGTCAGGTTGACACATACAAAGAAACGAAAGTCTTTACATATCCCAATATGGTCATTCGGGTGCATATTCCTGACCTGACCGATGAAGAAAGAAACCGCAGAAGAAAGAATCTTGCAAAAGCGGCTGAAGCACTAATGAAGGAGTGGAAGAAATGAAGACCTTTAGAATGGCAGTTCGTGCATTTGAATTGATGATATTCATTGTTCTGTTTTCCTGGCTGCTGATTATTTCCCTGAAGCTCAGAGCAGAAGCAGAAAGCCCGGTGGAAGCAGTTCAGGCCATGACAGTCCAGGCCAGACAGGTTGAAATGAAAGCCACATACAATGTGCCGCTTGATGATGAACTTCAGTTTTTCATTATCAACTTATGTGAAGAACATCACATTGACCCTGCTGTTGTCATTTCAATCATTGACGCTGAATCAGACTTTGACGCTGATGCAATCGGTGACAGTGGCAATTCCCTTGGCTTGATGCAGATCCAACCAAGATGGCATCAGGAAAGGATGGACAAGCTTGGTGTCAACAACCTGCTTGACCCTTATCAGAATGTGACCGTTGGTGTTGATTACCTGGCAGAACTGCTTGACAGCTATGACGGAAACATGACAAAGGCACTGATTGCCTACAATGCCGGACAGCTTGGAGCGTACAAGCATTATTTTAGTAGGGATGTCTATTCCAATGACTACAGTGATGAAGTGCTTGCCGAAATCGAAAATCTAACAGAAGGAATGATTAACATGCCTTATAGCAATGATCCCCTTGCAGATTTTGACGCATGGGATGCAGAACAGAACAAGCGCCTTGCAGCACTTCCTGTGTGCGCTGACTGTGATGAACCCATACAGGATGAATATGCATACTACAAAAACGGTGAATGGATCTGTGAAAACTGCATGGATTCATACAGAAGGGATGTGCAACCTGAATGAATGCCCATCTTCCATCTGACTTGAAGCAGATGCAGAGCCTTCCCCTGGAAGCAAAAATCAGAATGACGGAAGACAGAATTCGGGCTTGGTATGAAACATGGAAACGCTTTGAAATCTTCGATGAAGAAACCGGGAAGACAAGGTTTGAAACCATTGCTGTTGAAGGATGGGGAGAACCGACCCTGAAACCTTCTGAATATATCCAATCTGTTTTTGACGGACAAGTTTGTGTCAACTTTTCCGGGGGCAAGGATTCCACGGTGCTGAAGCACATAGTTGATTCCATGTATGATGATGTGCCTTCGCTTTTCGTGAACACTGGCCTTGAATATCCTGAAATCCAAAAATTCGCCATGTCACAGAAAAATGTCATCACTGTCAGGCCTGAAATGCGTTTTGATGAAGTTATCAAGAAATATGGTTATCCCGTGGGCAGCAAGCGCATTTCCAGCTATGTGTCTTCGGCAAGAAAGAATCCAAATTGTAAGCGGGCAAAGTGGTTGAGTGGTGAAGAATGGACAAAATTTGTGACAGGCGGCAAATGGACATTTTTGCTTGATGCAAATTTTGATGTGTCGGATGCGTGTTGTGCGGTCATGAAGAAAAAGCCACTTAAAAAATATCAAAAGGAAACTGGCAGAAAGCCCATGATTGGAACATTGGCCTGTGAAAGCGAAAACAGGCGTATGAACTGGATCAAATATGGGTGCAATGCCTTTGAAAGCCCAGATCCAACTTCCCAACCGTTGTCTTTTTGGACTGAACAAGACATCCTGCACTACATCAAAAAGTATGATGTGCCATATTGTTCCGTTTATGGTGACATTCAGGTAAAGCCCCACGGGGCAGATGTTCTTGAAGGTCAGATTGACCTGATTGATTATCTTGGCTGTTATGAACCGGAAGACACCCTTGAAACCACTGGCTGTGACAGAACAGGCTGCATCTTCTGCATGTTTGGCTGTCACTTGGAGAAAGAACCCAACAGATTCCAAAGGCTGAAGCAGACCCATCCCCGGCAATATGAATATTGCATTGGCGGTGGTGAAATGGTTGACGGGAAATGGCAACCGAATAAACAGGGGCTTGGCCTTGGTCATGTCCTGGATTACATAGGAGTGAAATACGATTGAAAGTTTTAGAATTGTTTGCCGGAACAAGAAGCATCGGCAATGCTTTTGAAGCCAAAGGGCATCAGGTGTTCAGTGTTGAATGGGACAAGCATTTTGAAAACATTGACCTTTATGCAGACATCTTAACTGTCACAGCAGCAGAAATCCTTGAAAAGTTCGGCAAGCCTGATGTGATTTGGGCAAGTCCTGACTGTACCACATTCAGCATTGCGGCAATCAGTCATCACAGAAGAAAGAACCCTGACACCGGGAATCTTGATCCTGTCAGCGAATATGCAAAATTCTGTGATGCTGTGGATCAACATGTGTTGCAGCTTATCAAGGATCTGAACCCCACATATTACTTCATTGAAAATCCCAGGGGCGGGATGCGGAAGATGACCTGGATGAAAGACATTCCCCGGTATACGGTCACATATTGTCAGTACGAACTGGATAAGCCTGTAAACCAAAGAAGGATGAAACCAACAGACATTTGGACAAATCATCCCAATCCCCGATTCAAGCCAATGTGCAAGAATGGTGACCCCTGTCACGAAAAATCACCGAGAGGACAGACGGTCAAAAAATTGAGAGCGCAGGGCGTGGACATAAAAAAGGGTGGTGTTGAAACGCAGCGAAACAGCAAGGAAAGAAGCGTGATTCCCACTGCGTTGTGTCGGCACATAGTTGAAATATGTGAAGCAAAGGAAGTGTTGCCGGATGCTTGAATTTGGTTTTTATAACATGGACTGCATGGAAGGGATGAAACAATTCCCGGACAAATATTTTGACCTTGCCATTGTTGATCCACCGTATGGAATAGGTGAATCAGGAAGTAAAAATCACACAAGGGGCAAATTGGCTACAGCTAAGAACTACAAGCCTTTTGCCGGAAACGATTCACATCCTCCTGGGGAAACGAGGTCTGAAGCATGGGCAAAAAACTGAATGATCTGACGGGTCAGCGCTTTGGGCGGCTGACTGTTATAAAACAGGCTCCGGCTGTGAAGGTAGAATCTGCATTTTCCACAACCTACAGAACAATGTGGCAGTGCAAATGTGATTGTGGCAAGGAAGTCACAGTGTGGGCTGAAAATCTGAAAAGAGGTATTACCAAATCATGCGGCTGCTTTAGGCGTGAAATGGCAAGCCAGAGATTAAGGGCAGCTTATGATGCCCTGGCAATAGTAAATGAAATGGAGGAAAAAAGTGAGCGCATTATATGAAATTGACCGTGAAATCCTTGCATGCTGTGACCTTGAAACGGGGGAAATAATTGACCCTGAACGGCTTGAAGCCCTGGTCATGGAAAGGGACATGAAGATTGAAAGTGTGGCCTTGTGGGTCAAAAATCTTCAGTCTGATGCCCTGGCATACAAGGCAGAAAAGGAAGCCTTTGAAAAGCGTGAAAAGGCAGCGCTTGCAAAGGTGGATTCCCTGAAGAAGTGGCTTGCAAAAGCCCTTGAAGGACAGAAGTTCAGCACTGCCAGATGTGCAGTCAGCTTCAGAAAGTCCACCAAGCTTGAAGTGTTGGAACCTGAAAACCTGCCCAAAGCACTGACGGTGGAAACCATAACCACCAAGCCGGATGCAAATGCAATCAAGGCACTTTTGAAGAATGGCATGGAAGTTCCCGGATGCCGCCTGATAGAAAACCTGAACACACAGATAAAGTGAAAGGAGATTTACTATGAAAACCGGAAAGAAAGACATCAAAGCAAGCGCCAAGAATCCCACCACCAATTATCTTCCCGATAAGCACAAGGCATTCTGCAAGCGTTGCCTGGAATTCAACGGCAAGTGTCCCAACACCGGGAAGGCGTGGGAAGATCCCACCTGCACCCTGTAAACATAAAGGAAGGAGCTAAAGAAATGTTCAATCCAAGGGAACATCTGATTGACCTGAAGGGCAAGGAATATTTGCAGGTCATGTGGCGCTTGGTATGGTTCAGGGAAGACAAGCCCCTGTGGAGCATCGACACCAAGCTTGAACAGCTTACAGAAAACCATGCTGTTTTCAGTGCCAAGATATATGACGAAAACGGTGTTCAGAAGTCAGCGGGATATGGCAGTGAAAGCATCAAGGATTTCCGGGACTTCATTGAGAAAGCGGAAACCAAGGCTGTTGGCAGAGCGCTTGCAATGCTTGGTTATGGCACACAGTTTGCACCTGAACTGGATGAAGAAGACCGCATTGTGGATTCACCTGTTCAGCAGAAGAAAACGCAGAAAAAGGCCACTGTGCCGCCTGAAGACATCATGTTCAAGTGTGAAGTCTGTGGCAAGGTCATCAAGCCTTATGTCGGCACCAATGGCAAAGAAGTCAGTGTCAGAGGGCATGTCGCAGCATCCAAGACCAAATTCGGAAAGCAGATGTGCATTGACTGCTGCATGAAGGAATCCAATAAGTAAACAGAAAGGATGATTGCTAATGAATAAAGTAATTCTTATAGGAAGACTCTGCGCTGATCCCGAAATCAGATACACACAGAATCAGAAGCCTGTTGCCACTTACCGTCTGGCGGTGGATAGGCAGTACAAACAGGATGGACAACCTGCAACCGATTTTTTGAACTGTGTTGCCTGGAACAGAAGCGCAGAATTCGTGTCCAAGAACCTTGTCAAAGGCACCAAAGTTGCCATTGAAGGCAGAATTCAGACCAGAACCTATGAAGACAAGGATGGCAAGAAAGTCTATGTCACAGAAATAGTTGTGGATCACCATGAATTTTGTGAACGCAGGGCAACAGCGTCTGACAACACTGACCAGGGATATTCTGAAATGGTTGATGCAGAAGAAGGACTTCCGTTTTAAGGGGGGACGGATATGAAAAACAAATATCACAACAAAAAAATCATCATTGATGGTGAAAAATTTGATTCCATGAAGGAATACAAAAGATGGTGTGAATTGAAGCTGATGCAGAGAACCGGGATGATAAAGAACCTGGAAAGACAAGTCAAGTATGTCCTGATCCCGGCACAGTATGCCCACGGCAAGTGCCTTGAAAGGGAATGTGCATACTTTGCTGATTTCACCTACATCCAGAATGGCAAGTTGGTTGTGGAAGATGTCAAGGGTTATAGAGATCCGAACAGCGCAGGTTATGCCAAGTTTGTCATCAAGCGTAAAATGATGCTTCATTTCCACGGGATTAGAATATCAGAGGTGTGACATGGCTGCAAAACATGTGTCTGAACAACGGGCTTGTGAAGATCTTGCAAATGCCATTGTAGAAAAGGCCGTTGCTGACTATAAAGCTGCATATACCAAATATTTGACAAAGCCCCATGAATATTGGGTCAGAGTCAGATTGAGTGAATTGCGGGTGTTCTTCCACGGACAGTGGTTTGGAGCGTTGACCACACTGGATGCAGATTATCTGCTTGATACAATCGAAAGGGAATGCAAAGAGAAGCATGCCCTGAAAGCAAAGCTGATGAACAAAAGAAAGGAAACTATTTATGACAATTCTTGAATATCAGGCACTTGCTGCAAGAACTACCAACAAGGAGCTTTCCCCGGACTATCACCTTTTGAATGGTGTTTTGGGCTTGGTGGGTGAATCCGGTGAAGTTGCGGATCTTGTTAAGAAAAACTGGATGCAGGGTCATGTGCTTGACATTGAACATGTTGCCAAGGAACTTGGTGATATATGTTGGTATGTCGCAGAAACCGCCACTGCCATTGGTTATGATTTGGAAACCATTCTGAAGATGAACATTGAAAAACTTCAGAAGCGTTATCCTGAAGGATTTGACCCCGAAAGATCTCAGAACAGAGTAAAGGGGGATGTCTGATGACGGTTGATGAAGCAAAGGTGTTATATGGTAGAGCTGACAGACGGTTTTATGTTTTCTGTACTGACTGCCCTGTAAAAGAAGAATGTCTGAGAATAACTGAGGCCGCACAAATGGACGGACTTGAAAAATGTTGGTCTTTTATCGCAAGGCATATGTCCAATGAAGAAGACACATGTTCCGAGGTTACGCCCGACAATGTAAACCATCCCGCCCACTATGAAACGGGCAAGTTTGAATGCATTGATGTCATGGTTGAAACCCAGGGTGAAGAAGCTGTCAAGGCATATTGCCTGTGTGCTGCTTTCAAATATCTGTACCGTCACAGACGGAAGAACGGCCTTGAAGACATCAAGAAGGCAAGATGGTATCTGGACAAGTATGTGGAACTGGAAGAAGGTGAAGCTGATGGTTAAACACTGGAATGTATATGGCTTTGATGAAAGCATCCGGGCAAGCAAATATCCCATGAGTGTTGACACCGAAAGCTGCACTTCTGCAATTACCAAGACCGTGAAGGGACTTGCACAAAGCCCCACAGGACATGGACATGACCAGTTCTTGACAGGCATCATTGTTCAGTTTGATTTGACCTTCAGCATCAAAGCATGGGTTGAAGCTGAACGGTATCACTTCTTTGATTTTGTTTCAAGTCAGTCCACCATGCACAGGGTGGCGAAATTCGACATTGAAGAACAGTGCAATGAATATGTCCATGTAGGGACAATCAGCATTGTGAAGGGTTTGCTTGACTGTTACAACGCAGATCCAACACCTGAAAACTATCTGCGATTGCTTTATAACATTCCCGTTGGATTCAGACTGACAGCACGAATGACAACCAATTACAGGCAGCTTAAAACCATATACCAACAGCGGAAGACCCACAGACTTCCTGAATGGCGGGAATTCTGCCAGTGGATGAAGGACAATCTGCCCTATTCCGAACTTATCACAGGATAAATTTTTTTGACACAAAAGTTCGATTTTTAGAACCCGCCCTGCTTCTGTGGGGCGGGACAAAGAAAGGATGATATTGATGAACGAATTGAAAACAACCACAAAGCTTGTCAAGTCCATCCTTGAAGTGGATCAGCAAGCCAGAAACAGTGACAGCATTCTTTATCTGCGTGTGCTTGAACGCATAGCAGAAGAAACGGGCATTCACCTTGATTTTTTGACCGTCAGGAACTTTTTGAACAGCATGAATGTTCTTCCCTTCCCGCCTTTTGAAAGCGTCAGACGGACAAGACAGAAGGTTCAGGCAACCTATCCCGAACTGGCATCTGCTGAAAGAGTGGCAGCAATGCGAATGGAAAACGAAAAGGAATACAGGGCTTATGCCCTGGGTGAGCTTGATGACTGATGAAAAATATAGCTTTGTTTCTGACATCCGTGAAAAGAAACAGATTGCAAGGGGCGCTTTCAATCGCAG